TATAAGTCTTTTAATGTCTTAGCTGCTAGTATTCTTTCATTCATTGAAATATTTACATTAGTAGCTGCTTTATATAAGCCATTTAATCTAACAATTTCAGAAGCGTAAAGACTTGCAGCTTCTTCAGAATATTTTGTAGTTAATTTAACAGAATTCCCAATTTTAATCATCCCATTATCTACCGCAGTAAAAAAAGCAATAACCGCAGAACCTGCTAAATATAAAGGCCCTGCTACTCCAGCTATACCACCCAATAATGCAGGTAGGTTATTTTGAATACCTCTAAATCCATAAGGCAAATCCTGTAATACCAATGCAAAATTTGTCCATTGCATATTACTTTTTTTAACTGATTGGCCTACTTGGTCTAACCCTTTTGCCGTTTTAGGCAATGACATATTTGTCATATTTGTTTGGGCATATGCCTGTGCTTCTGCCATGGCTTTATTTTCAAGCCTATTAGTAATAATCCTATATTGATTATCTAACTCTTTAAATGCCTTTGTATTTGCTTGTCCTGCAACAACCAAATCAGTCATTGCCTTCTTAACAACAACAAGCTTTTTTTCTAAAACACCAGCAGTTTCACCAAACCTTTTTGCAGCAAACTCTATCTTAGTAAAAGAATCTTCTACACCGTTGTTTATTTTCATAAACTCCGCAGATTGTTTTTGCAAGTCCTTTAAAACACTTGCAGCAATAGACATATTTTTATTGTAATTGTCTATATTCGCTTTGAGGACTATACTAATTTGTTCTTCTGCCATTATATTATAGGTTTAACAATTTTATATTTTTTTAAAACCGCTTGTAATTCTTCTTCTGTCATCACTCTTTGCTTTACAAAGTTACGAGTATCGCAGTCTAATTCAATAAGCTCTTGTGGCTTAACTTTCTTACCCTTTGGTAATTGGATATTAATTAGTAAAGTTGTCTGCCACCTAGTTCTAATCCATTGTTGCTCTTCCTCGTGTCTATAACCATACCACACAAAATCCAATTCAGCCATGGTCATCTCCCAAAACAAATGGGGAAGCACTTTGCACTCCCCCATTGTATATCTTTCTATGTCAATCCACTCTAATTTTTTTTTACTCCATCTTTTTTAGTTGACTTTGTTGGCTTATCATCTATACCGCTATTCATGCTTTCTGAAAGTGCTGCCATTACTTCTTGGAACTTTTGTCCTCCCATCCCACCCATATCATCTATCCAGTCACACACTTCCATCTCTGTAAAACTTGGAGTGATCCCTTGAGAATATAATGGATATTCAGCAGCTGATTTCATCAAGTTAATAATAGCATCAAGTGAATCTTTGCCACTTAAAGCTTCTCCTATGTCAGAAGGCCCTATCCCTTGTAATTGACAGAATCTTTTAAGACTCCAAGTACAAAAACGCATCGGTATCTTCTTTCCATCGGAAAGAGTTAGTTCAAATTGTCCTCTCATATGTTTGGTTTTTTAGTTTCTAGTTTTTGCTCTGAGTCAATACTCCCGTTCCTTTAAAAGAAACTGAATATGTAACTGGATTCTCCATGTCAGCAGTCATATCTACACTCTCAATAAATGCTTGACCAGTCCATTTTGCATCATCTACAATTGGAGTAGCTGTACCTGCGGTAACCGTAGTAAACATAACCGTAACTGCGGTTCTAGCAATAGCTAAAGTAGTTAATTCTGGTAGACTTACATAAGTAGCTACTACTGTTGTTGGAGAAACTGTAGCCAAACCATCAGTCGTTAAAGACCAAGACCTTTGTCCACCAATCTCATCAGCCCATCCTAAGCTTTCTTTATTAGAAGCATCTGGAGCATCTATTGCAATGCTTAATGAACATGAAGTAGAATATGCTATTACTTCTCCTCCAATTAGAACTACTAATGAAGTTCCGTTAAATACACCTGTTGTTGCCATTTTATTTTATTTTATATTATGTTAATTGATTCACGAAATGTTCCATTGTTATCACCCTTCTAAACACATATGCCTCATCCACATAGTCAAAGGTAGCAATATTACTACCAACCTTTCTAGTGACTATGTTAAAGTCAGGCCCTGCACTTGGATAACCACCTGGGTATGTACCTATTATTTCCAATAATTGATTGGTATAAGTATCTACCGTTTTTTGCCCTACTTCTCCTGCTTTAAAAGTCCTATAAACTATGTCAAATTGGATAGTAACATTAAAAGCAAAACATTGTTTATTGCTATCCTCTGTCTGTGTCTGACTACTGATAATCAAAAAAGGCGGTTCTACTGTGTCAGGTGCTATGGTATCATAAGCAGCTAACGAATAGGAAGCCGAGATTAATTTATCGTAATAAGCTTTTCTTATTGCATATCCGCAGTCCTTCATTTTGGTACAAATTTAATGAAATATATTTATATCTTAGTTGATACATTTTTGATACCATTTACCATAGATTGGTAATGTTCTGCAAATGCACTAAATAAGAATGGTCTATGTGGAAGGTTAACCTTTCTTTTTGGAGTTGGCTTTTTAAATGTTAACGCATATGCCTCAAGGCTATCCATTTTAACACCAGGATATAAAGATGCTTGAAACTTATTTCCTGTTCCAAATTCTACATAAGGAGCATATATAACATTCTTATTACCAGCACTTACAAATCCACCTGTATTAAAGTTAAATGATCTATGTGTTATACTATTTTTTAATCTTTTTGTCTTGCCTACTGGGGCATCTCTTTTAGCTGAGTCTTGTATTTTTTGGATAGTATCATCCATCACCTTTTTAACATTAACTGATACTACTTCAGGTGCTCTTCTTAATTTCTTTTCTAAAGAATCTAAGCCTACAAAATCTACACTTAACCCTGCCATTATTTAAGAGTTGAACATCCTATTAAATAATATTGATTCAAGTCTGCCTCGTTGATAATAGAGTTAATCATATAAGTCCTTGACTTCCAAGTTATTACAAGAGCATTAGTAAATGTCTTGCCTGTTGTATATCTGATCCTAAATGTAGCTCCATCGTTAATACTATCCTTGCTTGTTATATTAGTCCTAGAATTGGTATTAGTGACCAATTCAGCCCAGCAAGTGTAGTATGGTACTAAAGTATTCACAAACCCTCCTGCACTATCAGAAACGCTTGTTTTAGTATTAAATGTAATCCTATTTCTTAATTGTCCTATCATTAGAAGATAATACTTACCCTTTTGTAAGGTTTCATTAATTCGTAAGCCGTTGTTAAGTTAGCTGAAGGCTTAGAGCTTTCAACACTTGATTCTCTGTATTCGTACAAATCACCTACCATCTTCAACAAAGCCGTTTTCATAGACTCTGGAGTAGTGGCATATCCACAAGTATAAGTGAATCTAAAGTCACTCATAATAGGGGAAGTGAAGTAAACCTTTTTGTAGGTATCTCCTATAACCCTATAATCTCCAACTACCATTGCTACCCATGCAGCACCATCCCAATATTCTACCAATGTAATACTGTTTATAGGAGCATAAGGAAGCTCTATAAACTCATCTACATAAGCTACTACCTTTAGGGTTCTAGCAGTCATAGCAACTGAAGCGTACTGCTCTAATCTAATCCTAGCGGTTTCTATAAGGTTAGTAATCAAAGTATCATCTTCGCTATAATCTACTCTTAAATAATCCTTTGCGGTCTGTAAGGTAACGATTGTTGCCGAAGGGGCTACTGTAGTCGTTACATCTCTTAGTATCTGCATTATGCTAATTTTTACAAAAATAACTAAAATTTAGTGTAAACAAAAAGGGATAGCTTTTTAGGCTATCCCTTGTATTGTAAGTTGACAATTAAGTCATATTACCTAAGCAACATTTCCGAAGTCACCATAAATAAACGCACCTGCGTAATAGATAGGTAAAGCGATACGAGCTTCAACTCTTACAGTAATCATGTTCTTTGTAAAGTTATCAGCATCAAATTCAGAGAATTGAACTGAGATACCTTGATTTTGCATGATTTGAGCACCCATAGACCAGTCACCTACTACAAACTTATCTACTGCGATTGCAGTTGATTTGTAAAGAGGGATACCAGCGATAGATACACTACCATCAGTTGTAACAACTGTAGAAGCAGGTAAAGTGTAAGCAGAGTTAGTATTCTTAGTATTCATGATAGCAGCCCAATCAGTTGGGTTAACTAAAATACCTGTTGCAGAATAGTTAGAAGTTTCTAACTGAGCAATAGCTTGAACTAATTGCTCAACATCTACAGTAGCAGCACCAGTTGCAGCAGTAGCTACAGGAAGGATACCTTGTAAGTTAGGAGCAGTACCATCACCACTTAAAATTTGAGCATCTTCAGCAACTAAATACTTTTCTAACAAACGAGATTGTAAGAAAGAAGTCATAGCAGGAATATCATCTAACATTTGGCGAGAGATACGAACATAACCAGCGATGTACTGAGCTGCTGCATCTTTCATTGTAATATCAAAATCAACTTGAGCTTTAGAAGAACCTTGAGTTTGAGTTGCAGGTGCA